GGACCTGTAGGACCTGTTCCGCCCGGATTTCCCGTTGGACCTGTAGGGCCAGTTGGACCGGCAAGCGCAGCATTAGTAATTGTACCTTTACGCCAAGCGGAGGCTGACGTGTCATAAACCGGAATTACATCACCACCAACAAAAGAAGTCTCATCTGTAAACCCTGTTAGAGAAGAGCCCACATTTGCACTGTCCGTAACATCGGCACTGGCTTCTATACCGTCTAGCTTTGTACCGTCTGAAGCAACATCTCGCCCATCAACAGTACCCCCAAGGGTAATATTATTTCCAACCGCAACATTGTTACTACCGTCTTCTAAAACAGCTTTTTCCGCAGGCAACGTGCAAAAAATAGTTTTAGACCCGGCGGACCAATTTACCGCTGCGTCTCCGTTGCTAGACTGTAATATTGTAGTACGAGCTAAAGTTGTCCCGGAAGCAGTGTAAGTACCAATTCCGATTTCAAAATCAGTATTGTCTGTACAACAATAATAAGTAGTGTTGGCGTCACCAATGGACGCAAATGATTCAAAACCACCCTCCGCGCCAGCAAGTGTGTAAGTACCCGTGCCCGTGGTAGAGGTAGTTTCTTTTACTCTATCAGAAACAACCAGTGCCATTTTTCAACCTTTATTGTAATTCGATGGTTAGATTTTCGGCATTAATGCGGAAGATATCCCCTGACGCAATAGTTTTATTAGCGTCTAGTGCTCCAACGAATAAAATGTTTCCAGAGGTTAACGCATCCGCAATAAACACATGAGTTACTGTATAACTAGCGATACCGCTAGAAGCAGAATACTCAATGTTGTTAGTGTTTTTTGCAATTTGGGCATCCGCAGCAAGAGCAGTTAAGGTCCAATTAGCCGCCGTTACTTGTTGACGAGCATAGTTGGCGTCTTCCGTTGAGGTGTTGACTTCCGTTACTGTTCCAGCTTCTGGGTCAGAAACAGCAGTAGCCAACCCAATGTAAATGTTGTTGCCCGGAGTTGCAAAAGTCTCCGAATTGTTTTTAAATAAGAAATCTAGAATAGCGTGTTCTAGATAGGTGGTTGCCGCGTTACTTGTTGCCATTGTCTACTCCTTTATGATCTAGGTTTATCTGGCAGTCCTCGACGATAGGCGTCATTATTTTCACGCGCTTCCGCCAAATCTTTAAGTCGTTGCATCTCCTGTACAAACCTTTGCTCGTACAGTTGCATCATGTCCGGTTCACCCTTCATGTAAGTATACGCTTCTACAAGGGAGCCGTAAAGAAGAGCGTTTGGAGCTTCCTCACTTAACCAAGTAGTCCCAGAACCCGCACCTGCTGTAAGACTGGCAGGTCGATAGTAGTAATGAAGCTCAACGGTATAATTTTGATCGGGAGTAGGCCCAACAATAAAATTGTTTATATCAAAAATACCGTAATACACAGGTGTTGCATTTGCATTCGTATCTATCGAATACTGTTGAACAAAATTTACATCTTTTATTAAAAGAAAATTTTTGTTACCGGTATCCGTAATCTGCAAAGAAAAAGGAGCCAAATAATCGGAAGGGACCGAAAGATAGGGGTCTCCTATACTTAATGCAGAGTTTACATTTTTTCGGAAGAGCTCTAAATCAACTAAGGCAAAGATACGATCTTCCGCGGCTTGAATAAACAAACTCAAGTTATTTACGAAAGACGTTTCTTCGTTTTCCGTAAAGTTTTTTATCGCATCCTGTAGTTCTGTGTAGGTAAAGCCCATTTTAATTCACCAATGTAACTGGTCCCGCGGTAGCATTCGACCCACCACCGCGGGTTGTGCCCACCGTGGCGGTTTCTGTGGGTATTGTAAAAGTGTAAGTGTCTGCGCTTACCACGGTTATTACGTAGCCACTACTGTCTTCTATAGCACTTTTTGTAAAACCATCAAAGCCCGTTACTGTCCTAAAACAAACGGTAGAGCCGTTCGTGCGACCATGAGATGGTTCTGTAACTGTTAAGATAGAAGAGCCCAGAACTCCCGATTGAAAAGGATTTATATTTAAAAGCTGCTCTACTTCTGGTTCCGTTCTATCTGGTCTGGCATTTTGTAAGGCTTGTGGATCAAACACTTTTGGAAAAGGCTCTAATTGAGGCTGTTTTGGCTCATATTCATCTTTACCCACAAGCAATCCGTTCCACTCCCGGCGCATATCTTGATAACGATAGCGTTGCCCGGACCGGTCTGAAATAGCATACGAATGTTTACCTGTTGCAAATTTCCCCATTAGCCAACTCTAAAATACTCAAATTGAGGAACAACATTAAACGAAGCCCTGTCCCGATCTTCCGACATAGCTCTCTCAAACTCTTCTTCATACATGGCCTTTAAAAGCTGTGTCCTATTCGGAGCTCGTTTTAAAGATATGTAATAAGCCAACCCCGCGGCTAAGCAGGGGTAAAGCCTGAACGGTACTTCAAGTGTATTCACAGTGTTGTCGGCATCATCCATTCTAACCAAAGCGTCGTAATAAACTACGTCTGTGCTGTTATCTGGAACGGGCCAAAGTTTTAACACTGGAGTAATTTGACGATCTAAGAAAAACTGGTTAGGTCGAGCTTCCGTTGTTTTTGTCGGTATAGAAAGGTAGCTGTCTCGGCTTATCCTTTCTAAAGCGTAATCTGTGCCACTTCTACGAACAACTACAGACAAAATATCTATTATGTCATTGCCTAAATTGTAGTTTCCCGTACTCTGTGTAAGAGCTTGCGTTTGTTGCTGTATTGTCCACTGGTTTAACCCGCGGTTGGCCCATTCGGCCAGCATCAGATTAAGCGAACGCCTAGCTGTTTTTAAATCATAGCCTGTGCGAACCTCTAAGCCGCAACGCTCAAAAGCTTCTTCGATGTATTCAGCTACATCTAGTTCAAAGTTTTTGCTGCCGGATAAAGCCATTGCACTACTTCTTCTTTACCATGCCACCGCCGCGCATTTTCTTAACCATGCCACCGCCGCGCATCTTCTTTACCATTCCACCGCCGCGCATCTTTTTGACCGCGCCGCCTTTCTTCATCTTACGTGGTTTCATTGCCATTTTTCAGCCTCCTGTAAAGTTCAGCGCGTTTCTGGAAAATTTCTTCTGCATCATACTCTTCCAGATAATTGTCATAATAGCCTTTTTCGACCAGTTTGTCTGCTGATTCCTGCACCTTCGATAAACGCTGGACAAAAACCATTGCATATTCATCGTCAACCATCTGCATGAAGCTCTGGTCGTCAATAAAATCGTTGGCCTCATCGTGCGGATGAAAGCCCATTACCCACATATCACGGTCGATAAAAACCCCGTCTGATATAGCGTTGTTTAAGCCATCCAGAAAATAATGAAAATTATCTGGGTCTTTTTCAAAAGCTAAATCAACAATAATAACGAGGTCTAATTCGTCTTCCCATTGTGATATGGTGCTGTATAACGCCTGAAAGCTGTCCTCATACTTAAATAAAATAGCTACTTTTTGCTCTTCCCAAGCCTTTTTTGCGTAAGGGCACGGCGGTAACCCGTTATAGTACGGGTTTGGCTTCTGCAAAGTGTGGTCTGACCACGCCATGATTTCTTGGCATATCTCCCGCTCCTTGCCCGCATTGAAGAACATCGTGTTCATGCTTGCGATACCGAACCTTTTGTGCGCTTACGGCGGTTATTCATAACAGCCCCACAGCCCCGCGCAACCGCTGTTCCGGGAATACTACTGCCCCGAAAGGGCCTTTTTGCGCTTGTTTCATAGCCAGCAACGCCGCCAGCCTCCATTTTCTTTACTTTGGCAGCCTTAGTGTTTGCCACAACCTGCTTTCCTTTAGCTCCCCCACGCTTCTTTTTACGCGCTGTTGCAGCGCGTTCAGCTTTAGTAAGACTTTGAGCTTTACGTCGAGGCAAACAACGATCAGGGTTACTCTTATTCTTTGAAGTACCGCACGGACCCGCGATATTGCCGCTGCTATCAATTCTGACCCACTCTTCATCGACCCACTCCTGTAATTTTCCCATTATTTGCCCTTCCTTTTGCCACCTTTGGACTTTTTGGCATAATTAGGGTCTTTGCAATACTTAGACGCTGCTAAATTAGCGTAAGCAGACGGATATGTGTCAAAAGTGCGCTGTGCCCACGCTTTTCCTTCAGGGCAAATCTTGCTGCCCTTGCTTTTTGAAGATGCTTTATTAGATTTGCGAGAATAAGCCATCAAAACAGCCTTTGTGCGACTGCCGCAGCTATAATTAAAATCGCAATACCCCAAAGTCGGACATCCAGCTTGTCCAGTTGCTTTTGAATGTCAGCATATCGACGATTGCACTCTTCTTCGTGCTTTTCTAATAGTTTTAATACGTCTACTGTTTTCATATTACCATGCCTTACAGGACCAATATCGAGCGGAGAACTTGTCTTTTGCGGTGTCGCAGGAATGTCTTGATCTAAAATTGCGTCTACGTGCTGGTTGATCCTTTTTAATAGACATATTGGGATCGCCAAACCTAACGAGCTTGATCTGATCGCCTTTTTTAGCCAAAACTGCGCTTTTTTTTGACTTTCCGGGAGTGCGTTTAGGTTTGTTGTATCCAGCAAAGGTCTCACCCCTATATTTGATCCTTCCAGAGGGTGTTCTGGTCACATTTTTAGTGGTAGCCATGGTTCCTCACTTATAGAAAAACGTCATGCTTGTAACATTTGTAAAAGTGGCATGAATGTCAGTATTAAACTTTACGCCTTCCTCTCCAATTTGGAGGTCGCCTGTAGCGTTTGCGTGAAAATCTAATGTAAAAACGGCAGTGCCGGAAGCACCACCGTCTCTCAGAACAACGCTACCTGTAGACCCCGCAGTATGGTAATGAATACAAACTAACCGCCGTGGGCCACTTGCAACAGTGCCTGTAGCAGTTATGTAGCTTGCTTTGATATCAGAACCAGCCATAGAAGTGTTCCTTAATTATAAAACACGGTCACAGCAGTACACGCGGTAAAAGCAGATACGTAAATATCTGATACCCTAATGCCTTCTGCGGGAATGTTTACTGAGTGGGAGTCAGATGCAAGAAAGTCCAAGTCCAGAACTGTCGCGCCGCCATTACTATCCGTAATAGTTAGACGAGGAGTACCGGTAGTGGTCAAAACCTGTATCTGACGAATACGCGCAGGGCCGACACCGGCAGAACCGGTAGCCGTCAAGCGCGTTGCTTTTACGTCAGAACCAGCCATTGCGACCTCCTATTAAGCGGTCGCTGTTGCGCCAGTGTCTACACGAATCCAGTTAGAACCGTCCGAAAAAACGAGGTTGCCAGTACCATTAGTGGCTGTTTCAGAGGCTTTAAGTGCATCAGACACGTAATAGATGTAGCCTTCGTTGGCTGCGGCAGCCGTGGGAAGGTTTGCAAATTCAATGGGATTAGCCCAGAAAGCGGTATCCACTTTTACTGGACCGGAAAAGGTAGTACGAGCCATGATTATCTCCTGTCGTGGCTAGTGTCAGCCGCACCATGCGGCTGTCAGGGATAAATTTACTATACAACAAAAAAGAAAGGGCGGCAAGAAGCCGCCCCTTCAGTCTCTACGGGAGACGTTAATTAAGCACCGGGGGTGCCAAACACTGAACGCCAATCAGAGACGCCGAAGCTGTAACGCTCACGGGCCTTAAACCGCATATTGCCGGTGTCAAAGTCACCTTCCATAGCAGTTTTGATTGGTGCGCGGTTGAAGTATTTGAAGCCGTTAGGTGCATCCGTCTTGATGAAGAAGGCATCAGTGTCAGTCAGGAAGTGGTTAACCACGGCCCCTTCTGGCAGCATACCCATGTTCTTCATGGCGTTTGCATCGTTGTCGGCTGTACCTGAACGCAGGTTAGAGTTGATTACCCGCTCTGCAATGAATTGCAGTTCTTTCGGGATAATCAGCTTCATGCCACGAACAGCAATCTTCAGACCACGCTCGTCTGTCAGACCAGCAATGTCAATCAGCATCTGCTCAAGAGAAGTCTCGTTGAGGTCGGCTGCGGTAGTCAGCAGGTTACGCTGGTTACCGGACAGTGATGGGTGTGCGGCAGAGCAAAGGGCTGCACCGTCGCCGACTGGGCTGCCTGTGCTGAACGCATTGTTCAGGATGGAAGCGGCCTTAATCTGCTTGGTCTGGGCCATTGAGCGGGCCAGAGCCTTGGTGTAGCGAGATGCCAGACGGTCGTACAGGTTATCTTCAATCGCTTCTTCAGTGATTGAGAACGCCAGTGCGATTGTCTCATGTGTGTAACGAGCAGTGTATGTCTCTTGGGCATCATCAAAAGTGATGGCAGAGCCTTCACCTTTAGTTGGTGCTGTTGAGAAACCACCAAGCATCACCTCTTCTTCAAATGCACGATCTGAAGACTCTTCATCGAAGATTTCAGCGTGTTCATTTTCGTAGCGATCATACTCAAGACCGAACAAAGCATTCAAGCCGGGCTCAAGCTCTTTCGCAAGTTGTGCGCGAGAAATAGCCATTGTCTATACCCTCCTTAAACGCCCGTTGTGGTCGCAGTAGTCTGCGAGTCAAAACGGCTTGTGGTTGCGTTGAAATGTGCGTTCAAACGAACAATCAATGGAATCCCCGCAGCAGTGAAATCACTGTTTGCCTCATCATCCATGATACCTACAATACGCAACGGCAAAGTAGCCGTTACCGCAATTGAAGACACGCTAAGTGCACCGTTTGCAGAACCTGTGTCGGTGCTGCCGGTACGTGCTGAAGTGCCCAGAGAAGCGTTTGCAAACACGCCAGCCAGTGCAGTTGCACGGTCTGTAAGTGTTGCGTCAGACGCGACTTTGAACAGTTGGTTTGGGTTGTCAGCAACCATTGCCTTCACAGGGTAGTTGGTGTCAACGCTAACTGAACCAGAACCCGGCCAGTAGTTCAGCCATACAGGCTTCTTCTGGACTGAGTCGTGGTATTGAACGCCCATCAGGACTCCCAGTGCCGGTGTTGTGCCGCCGCTTGTCGCGCCAGCATAATCAATTACACCGTCAGCAGTAGGTACTACAATAGCGTATTGATAAATGGCATTGGTGTTGTTGGAAGCAATTTCGTACTCGGTTACACCGGTAGAATTAGCACCACTTCCAACTAGCCCGATTGGACGAAGACCGTAGGCAGTATTTTGATTTGCCATTTGAGTATTCTCCTAATCAGGGCGACCCTAAAACTATTTCTGTGGGCCGCCAAAGGTTACACGAGATTGACGGTCAGGTTTACTGATCGTCATGGTTGAATGTGCGTTCTCGCGCATCATGTCAGAGTCAACAGCCTGCATCTGGTCAGCATTTCTCTGAGAGAAATACGCCGTCCGCTCAGCCACTGTCTCCAGCGGGATACGAGCAAGAACAAGTCCACCTACTCCAAACACACCTTCATACTTACCTGAGTCAACTACCGGGGCCTCAAAGTCTGGGTACTCATCCTTACGGACCAGTTCCCATCCCTCGCGCATTTTTGCGCTGACGTTTTTAGTATCGTCAAAACCACGGGTTTCAGCCCTGATCCAACGATGCTTAAAACCATCCGGTGCAGGTGGTGCGTCCAACATAGACGGGGGAGCCCACGGCTTACGCCTTGCCGTTTTCTCCCTAGATTGATTTGCGCGAGAAGTACGTTTGATTCCGCCTTCAAACATTTCGTTTTGATCTTCAGCCATCATTCTTACTCCTTCACGTATTTCGCGTATTCTTCAAGCGGCACACCCAATTTCTTCGCTATTGCGACTTGGCTAGGGGTGAGTCTAACCTTTTTCCCACTACTGCGCCCATTTGTACTGCGGGATACGGAAGCAACCGTCTGAGCGGGCCGTTTGCTACCACCGTTAAGCTTATGCGGAAACTCTGTCCGCATACGCCTATCAAGTTCAGTATAATAGTCATCGGTCTGCGGGTCAAACCCTTCGTCCTCAACTAATTTTTTATGTATGCCAAAAGCGGCATATGTCATCGCCTCATCGTCGCCAAACCATCTATTCCGCTGTGCCCAATTCTCCGCTTTCGGGTCAGGGCGGCGCGGTTGCTGCTGGGGCATCGGCTGGTTTACACGAGCTTCCTGCTGGGCTTTAGCCTGCGCGGCATAACGCTCCTGCTGGACTTTAGCCTGACTAGCGCGGTCATTTTCAATGGCCAGCTTTGTAATTTTTCGCTGAGCCTCAATGACGCCATTAGTGTCGCCCAACTCAATCGCCTTGGCAAGGTCTTGCTCTGCCGCGCCCATCTGAGTTTCAACACGACTACTATATTCAGTCACATAACTGCTATCCAAAGCGTCCATACGCTGTTTTAGCTGCTGGGCCTCGGCTTGCACACCTTGAGCAAATTTCAA